AGCCCCGATCATGATTATTAACCTTTTAGCGGGCTGGACATTATTAGGTTGGTTTATTGCACTTATTTGGTCAACAACACATGCAATTAACACTCAGGAGAAGAAACAATGAAAAAAATATTTTTAATTTTATGCCTTATGATTTCTTTATCAGCATTTGCTGCAAAGGAAAATGATGATTTTTTAACCTTTGATAATTCTAATAACGATACCCCAATGACAATAAGAAATGACTCTCAAGCAGGTTATGAATTTGTAAGGATTCCAGCCTATAGTGTCACAAAATTAAAACACTCGGCAATTAAAGAAAGAACAGGATCAATTGCGAAAATATTAGTTTGCACTTGTAATGGTGGCAGTGCTGAAACTTGTTTCTCAGGTTTTTATGTGAATGTAAAGAAGCCCATCATGGAAATAGTAGAAGTTGACGAAGGAACTACGAGTAGGTTCAAAATTAATGTTGATCTGAATAATAAGTATGTGGATATTATTCCAAGATAAAATAAAAAACCCGCTTCGGCGGGTTATTTTATGGAAATAATTTTCTTAGAATCAATGCTGCTATTGCTCCAAAAGAAGCCATAAATAAAGACCAGCCAGTAAGTCCAATTTTCTTAATAAAATTTTTCCAATCTTCTTTGTCAACTTCTCTTTGAAGTTTTTTAATACTTTCAATAGTGTTCGAGTCTGTTTTAATCATATTTCTGATTTTCTTGGCCAAAACTTTATCGATAGATCTTTGAGATTCAGCAGCATTACAAAAAAGTTTTGCAAATTTTTCAGGTTGGTCAATATGTTCGACCACATGTTGTAACTTTTTATGAGGATTAAAATCATCGTTTGGGTCTGTCATATTACTTTCTTAACAAGTCATTGGCTGGTGCAACATTTTGAGTTTCACCATCTTTTTTTATTGAAACATATCTGTTTTCATTTAAGACCATAATAGATATAGCAAACTGCATAAGGCTCGCATAATCCTTAAATTGCCATTTTTCCATAACTTCTTTTAGCTTTTTTAATTCGCCATTATCTATTTCTAAAATTAATTTTGAATTGTCTTCTTTGCTGTTTACAGCCATTTTCGACTCCTTGTTAATCGAAACGCATTTATAGTTAATCATGCCATAAATTGCAAATCAAAAATTTTTTATTTTTCTAGTTCAGGTTTTTTTAACAAGCTCGGATTAATTTTATATAAAGGGTTGGTTAAATAATTCGATGAAGAATAGACTTCGAAGGCTCCGAATGTAAGCCAGACAGGGGATATTTCTAATGCTTTAGAAATTATCATAATATCACTAAGCGTAGGCTCTCTTTCTTCCCGCTCATATTGCGATATACGAGAAGAGACATTGGTGCCTTCTTTCCAGCCGCACAATAAAGCTAGCTCTTTTTGAGATAGTTTTTTTGCAGCACGCGCTGATTTTAATCTTTCGCCTATTCCAGTTTTCATGGCCCCAACGTATCAACAATCTGTTTAAAAATCATTAAACTAATCGCCTAATTTTAATATTGACACATTAAACGCAATGTTTAATAATCACGTCTATGACGACATCTATTAAAAAAATCAGATCAGATCTTGGGCTAAGCCGTAAGGATTTTGCTCATCTATTAGGCATCACTTATGGAGCTATATCCAATTACGAGTACGGCGTAAGACGACCTCAACTAGAGATTTGCTATCGAATAATTGACATAGCAAAACAGCATAAGCTGAAAGTTAAGCTGGAAGACATATACCCTCGTTCTGACTAATTTTTGTATTATTTATGATCTCAGTATATGCCTTTGAAGCTTAAGGAAAGATTAAAAGATTTTAATATGAGTAATTATAAATCAAAAAAGGTGACCTCTACGATTAATTCATAGCGAAATAATAAGGAAGTTTATGACTGACAAGTCAGTCCATATTGTATTTAGGGTATTGAATTGGCTTTATAGCGAGAAGTCCAAAATGTATGACCTTTTGCCTAATGATGAGAGGATTTTAACAAATCTTGCTTCTTATCATGGAGAAAATGGGATCATATGTCCTTCTCTTAATACAGTTTCTAAGCAATTATCGATTTCTAAGCGATACATCATAGATAGACTTACCCATCTTCAATCGTTAGGGCTCATAAAAATAAATAAAAAAATAAAACACAATGGTGAATTTTCTAATAATTCCTATGAGCTTCTTTTTGCTGGGGGTAGTGAACCGGAGAACACTACGGTAGTGAACCCCAGATCACCACCTAGTGAACCGGAGATCACTACCCAGGACAGGGGGGTAGTGAACCACAGTACACTACCCCCTAGTGATCTACAGTTCACTACCCTAGTGAACCCCAGATCACCAGGTGGTGAACTACAGTGCAAAAATATAAAGGAATTAACAACCAATAAAACAACTAAAGACAAGAATAAAGATATTGCGCAAAGCGCATTTGCGCACGACAAAAATGCGCAAATCGATGCGCAAAATGCGCAACTTTGCGCAAGTGAAAATGCGCAAGACAATGCGCAATGCGCAAATGAAACATGCGCAAATTTAGAAAAAAAAATAAACAAACGATTCGAAGATTTTTGGAATGCTTATCCCAGAAAAAAAGACAAGCAACGAGCTTGCAAGATTTGGCAGAGGAAAAAATTAGATGCAAAAGCAGATTTTATTATTGCCCATGTTATTCACCGTACGAAGCACGACGAGCAGTGGCAAGACGAAAAGTACATACCCCATCCATCTACTTTTCTCAATGGTGAAAGATGGCAAGACGAAGTTAAGGAGCCAGACAGTGAAACCAATGCAGCCCGTCAAACAAATAATGGCAACAATGGATTTCAGCGCAAGAAATCTCGAAGTGAAGAAACCTGGGACTTCCTCACAGCTGCTGCCGGATACAAGAGCAGCGAAAATCCTATTGGGATTGAAATCGATTTATCCGAGCAAATTCCAAAACTTGTATCCGAGTGAAGAGGCGCAGAAGGTAGCTATAAGCCTGTGGAGTAAGGTATTAAAAGATTTTGACGAGTCGATCATCAATAAAGCATTGGATGAATGTCCAAGGAGGTTTACCTGGATTCCAGAGATTGCAGAATTTTTTCAGCTCTGCATGTCATTCAGAGGATCTGAACGCCTCCAATGGTCTGAAGAGGTGATGAAGAAAGTTAATAACGATAGACCATCAAATCGAAGCGTAACTGCTGAGATAAACTTGGGCGCAGAAATTACCAAGAAAATAAAACATCTTTATCCTGACAAGCATTGGTTTAGAGACATTCCGGTCATGTTTACTCGGACAAAAAAATATGCGCGCAAAATTTTTCCCGAAGCAGATGATCTCGAATTACTACAAGAAATTAGAAAATTCTCCGAGGAAGATTTTAGAGATGTATTGGAAGGACAAATGCAATGAATCCTCTCATAACCGAATACCAAGCCCAATGCGCTCTTGTTGATTGGGCGAGACTAAAAGGACTGCCCCTAATTGCAATCCCTAACGGCGGCAAACGGACGCGCTGGGAAGGGGCTCGGCAAAAAAAGTTAGGTTTGCTACCAGGAGTAAGCGATCTCTTCCTAGCGATCCCTTCTCGTGGCTTTGGTGGATTTTGGATTGAGATGAAGACTGAAGACAAAGAGCCAACCATTGAACAAATGTTCTGGATCGAATTAATGCGTCACTACGGTTACAAGGCTGAGTGGTATAACGATTGGACAAAAGATAAGCAGGATATTGAGGAGTACTTAAAATGATTACAAAATGCACAATACTTTCGTCGCCTCTACGCATAAGATTTGTACAGGAGAATATATGAACACTTTAACTTATAACGAAGTCTTAGCAGCTGCAAAACTGCTTAGAAAGCACGGAAAAACAGCGGCTGAATTGGTTAATGAGCATATCCAATATTTGCAAACAACGGAAGAATTTAAAGAGATGACCGAGCAAGAAAAATATAACTACTGGCATGAAAATTTTAATTTTTCGAAGCATGAAGGTCGCTGGCCAACGCTTGCGGATTTCAAGAGGGCGGTTTTGCAGTTGGGGTTAAATTACAAGAGTAAGAATTCATGAGCGCAATGCACGAAGCCTACAAAAAAGTTCTTAAGTCAAAAGGCAACAGCATAGAACTAACGATGCAGTGGTTTAATACGCCGATATTCGAATTAAACAATCGAACGCCTAATGATTTACTTAAGAAGGATAAGCAGAAGGTTGTTATTAACTATATTTTGAAGCATTTTTAAAATGAGGAAATGAAATGAATATAGAAACAGTTTTGTATTTGATTAATGTTTTTGGAACTATGAAAGATGTAGTTTGTATAGCAAGCATGATCTCAGTATTTGCTCTAGGAGTTTGCGCTTTCATTTTTGGAATAATTAAAGCTTCAGGAGACGGAGACAGCTTATGGATTGCTTATTCAATTTTTCTAAAAAAACATTTCTGGAAATTTATATTTTTAGTATTCTTGGCTTGCATTATTCCCTCTGAAAAAACTATGTATTTTATGTTAGGAGCTCATGCAATCAAATCATCTCCATTGCCATCAAAAATTGAATTAGCAATAGAAAAAAAGATTGATGATTTTTTATCTGAAGATGAGAAAAAGTCCGAAAAATAACGGCCTTTATAAAGGGGGGAATTGTGATGCAGTGGGTGAAGTGGAGCGATAAAAATCCAGAAATAGCAGGTTATTACATGGTATGTAATAAAGACAATTTTATACTCAGCGTTAGTGCAGCATATTATTCCAAAAAAGGAAATTATTTCTCTAGCGATTGTTTAACTACACATTGGGCTAAATTACCGAAAGCTCCGGAGGGCGAGCGATAAGTAATTTTATTATAAATGTTGAAAATCCGAATAATAAAAATGAAGAATATTATTTACATTATTCCACATCTGGATGTCACATTAAAATAATGAATGATAAAGAAGAAAAAATTTTTATTAAAGATGAAGAATTATTTTTTATTATTGATAAATATTTTAAGAATAAAATGAAAGAGGCGCAGGAATGAAACAATTTTTTATTGGATGTTTTTATGGATTATTAATAGTTTTAGCAGGTCTAAATTTTGGTTTATTTTTAGTTCATTATCCATATTTGGGAATAACTATTTTATTGATATTCATAATATTGGGTATGGGATTGCTGCGATACAAACTTTATAAGTGATATTTTATGAATGAAGAATTAAAACCTTTATTATTTTGTCCGTTCTGTTTAGGGATTGCTGATATAAAAATAATGTATACTTGCATGTACAGAATATTTTGTACGAATTGTGGTATTGCTACACGTTTCTATCATTCAGAAAATAAAGCAATCGAAATATGGAACACGCGAGCATGACCTTCATTCAGAAAATTAAATGATATTTTAATTTTCATGACTTTGAAAAAATTGATCTTTGGAGTCATTACAAAGAGCGAACAGGTTATGAGACTAGAAGAATATATAGCAAATATATATGTAAATTTTGCAATAAAGAGCGTAAGCGAGCATGACTAAAAAACAAAAGAAAATAATAGCATTCGTTATTTTGTTACCTCTAATAATTCTTTTAAGTCCTATTCTTTTAATTTTTGGAATATTTCTTTGTATTGAATGGGCTTTGGACCAATTCTAGCAAAAATAAGGAAAACCAGCATGACATTGGATCAATATAAGTCATATTTAGATGGACTGAAAAAATGCATGCGAGAATATAAAAAATTAAAACGTTTGCTATTTGAAGATTATATTGATCATGAAACGGCTTTTAATAATTTAGAAGATATATTGGACGGTCTTATAATGAAAAAAGAAGAAATGTTAGAGGAAAAGCAGCATGACCAGGGCAGTTAAGTTTCGCGCGTATGATCCAGAAAAAAAGATAATGATTGATGATCAAGATCAAGATGCACAGAAGCATTATAAATTTACTTTAGGTGGCTGGATTCACGATACAGTATGGCGAATCGGGAAACTTAATGGGACATTGATGCAATATACAGGCTTAAGAGATCGCAATGGCGTTGAAATATATGAAGGCGATATAATTGATAGCCAAAGTCTTTGGCAGGGTGAAGTTTGGTGGAATGAACAAAATTTACAATGGTGGGCTAATGACCATCCTTTATGGGTTATAAGTAAGCCTGAAATAATCGGTAATATTTATCAGCATCCCGAACTTTTGGAGCGGCAAGAATGACTGAACCAAAATGTAAAGTATGCAATGATCAAGGCGATTATTATGTTGAAATTTGCCTTTTTGAGGAGCCTATTTTAGTTGATTGTGAATGTAAAGAGAGTGATTCTAAATGACTGAAAAAGAAATGATTATACAATTAGCTAAATGTTTGCATGACGTTATTAATGAAGTTTGCGCTAATGATAACAAAACAAACGATAATCTTAACTTACTACAAAGACAACTTCATGATTGGATTTGTGACCGTGAGAGCGAGCCGACATGAGAGAACTCGAACAAATGTATAAGGCAATAGCTAACTATTTTTCTAAACAAAACATGGCTAACAATGAGCAATATAGATTTAGTGTAATGGTTAAAAAAGAAAATGATGTATTTATAATATCGCCTTACGTTCCAATTATAGAAATAACCTCCTTGTCAGTTCCTTTCTATACTTATGCTAATAAAGAAATAACGGAGAACAAGACATGAGCGAATCAAAACCAAAATGCGCCATATGTAAAGATAAAAAACGTGATGTTCCTTGTGTTGTTTGTATGGAATTTATTGATGGAGAGAAATTAATAAAAAATTACAAAAAATTACTTGAATTTGTAAATCAATTTACTTGTCCTGATTGGCCAATGACACCAGATGTTGAGATAGGGCGAGAGGCTTGTCAATTGTTAAAAGAAATAGGTGAAGCATGACCGAATCAGAAATTAAACATCAATTCTTTAAAAGTATGAAAGAATATTTTCTCACAATGATTACAAATAATGAATTCTATCAATATAGCTGTATTATACAAAATACTTCTAAAGGTGAATTTATTATTGCAAATCAATGTTTAACTCTTGGAATACCTAAAATTTTTGATAAGTATCAAAAATTACTTGAGTTTATTAACTCAATTATCAATACCGACAAATTTTCAAGTGCTAATCATTGGTATTTGCATTTAGAAGCTAAAAAAGTATTAGAGGAGCTAGGCGAAATAAAATGAAACTTACAGATGAACAAAAGCAGATGATAAGTGATTGTATTAGTAAATCAGATAAACTTAATCAATCACAACTTAATTTTATTAAATCAATAAAAGATGCCGAACATCTTTCGGGTAGAAAAATTTATTATTTAATGGAGATTTGGGCAAGCATTAAGTGATGCCTGTATAAACCAATTCAGAGTTGATATCTATATAAATCAGAATGAGGGGTAATAAATGAGTAAATGGGAAAGTGTTAGAAATAATGTTTCTCGATTAAAAGTACCGGGTGGTTGGATTGTTAATGTAAGTTTTGGCGCAGAAAATACAAAAAATTGGTTTTCAAAATTCTTCACTAAGACATTAGGCAATTCTTTTTTCATATCTGATCCAGAATGGAAATGGGAGTTAAAATGAGCGAATGGATTAGTGTTAAAGATAGATTGCCAGACGATGATGCCTGGTGTTTGGTTATATATAAAAGTTTTTGCGCTTCTTGTAGAAATTGTAGTGAAGAAAAATATCGTGTAGGTATTGGGTTATTATTCGATAATTCATTAAAAGAAGAAGGATTCACATTAAGGGAACCTTATTCTGATATCAATAAATACTTATTAGAAGAAAGTGATGTCGACATTAGAGTTTCACATTGGATGCCTTTGCCAAAGCCACCGGAGGAAGAATGAGCTAGCCAGAAACGATCTGTTATTCTGTAATGGCTATTTCTGTGGCTTCTGTTGCGATAGCATTTTTTTGGGCTTGTTCTAAGGAGAAATAGAATGGATTGTGGATGTTTTGGTTTTACAATAGCTTCAATTTTAGCTGTGATTTTTCTTGTGATTTTAATTAGAAAAACAAAGGAAAACAAATGAGCGTCTGCCAGAGTCCTGAATGTATTTGCATTTGTCATAAATATTATCAAAGTCAACATACATGTTGTATTTCATGTTATTCGGCTCATGTAAATAAACAAGAAACCATCACCATCAAAAAATCACTTTGGGATGAGATGCTGGAGTATAAGAAAAAGGTTGATTTATTAGAAAAATTAATGACACAAGAAATTTGTAATAGTTATCATTATCGATTAGAGCAAATTGAAAAAATATATGATGATTTACCACGTTCGCTACATAAGCAAAGAGAAACGATTGTTAAAATTAATGAGAGAATCGAAAAACTAGAAAACTTCATCACCGACGTTTTGCAAGATTTTGAGAAAAGAATGGTAAAACTAGAAGAAAAAATAAAATCGATGGACAAAGTTTTAGATTAGATATGTAATTGATCTGCCCGCGGGTGCTGCTTGGCATGGTGAAAGTCCAGACGAAGATAGCGCACAGGATGGGAAAACGTGGGCGCCATTATAACGACACTCCCAGTTGGTGAGACAACGGCAATCTCGCGAGATGTGCTCGCTATAGCGCTCGTCATGAGGCGAAGAGCGGTACCGTTTGAATCGGTAGGGTGTCTACTATAGTTTACCAATTTATGACCATCCGAATTTAAACCAATAACCACGCTGTTTTCATGTTACTTATTCATAGTTCCCCACAACTTTACCCACAGAATCTGTGGATAACCTGTTGCTCATTATTTGTTAAAGTGGAATAAATAATCTAAAAATAACTATGTACAACAATCAAAGTTGCATAAAACATAAAAAAAAAGTGAAAATATAAAGTGAAATCCCATTTTTACCCTGTTCAATAACTGGCGCATTTGTTAACATATTTTCCAGTTGTCATTGAGCAGGGAAATTTGATGAGCAATTTTGATACAGCGATGCTTACAGTCCTAAAGAATGAGGGCGGTTTTGTTGATAACCCTCATGATTCAGGCGGCCCGACCAATATGGGTATATCCCTCAAGTTTTATCGAACTGTTATTGATCCAACGGCAACCGCAGAAGACATCAAAGCTTTAACTCCGCAAACTGTCTCAATCATTTATAAAACTCATTGGTGGGATAGATTCAAGTATGAACGGATCCTCGATCAATCCATAGCAACTAAATTGCTTGATATGAGTATCAATATGGGGCCAGTGCCTGCCCATATAGCGCTACAGCGCGCCGTGCTCGCTGCAAATGGCTTTGCGCTGATTCAAGACGGTGTGCTAGGTGATCAATCCATTACTCAAATCAATGTAGCTAATCCTGCTTCATTGCTTGCGTCTTTTAAATCAGAGTTAGCTGGTCATTATCGAATGATCGGCAGCAGTTTTTTTATTAACAATTGGTTAAGTCGAGCGTACCAATGAGCATGCCAGACCTAATCAAAATCGTTAGTGGATTCGCGCCGGTACTGGGTAGTCTATTAGGTGGGCCAATAGGTGGCGGTGTAGGCGCTTTGATTGCATCACTATTTGGCGGATCTAAAGACGATCCCGCAGATCTAGTCAGACGCATACAAGCAGATCCTGATGCCGCAGTGAAGCTTAAAAAACTCGAATATGATCATCTTGAAGAACTGAAAAACATACAGGCAGACAGAGAAAAAACCCAAGCTGATGATCGTAAAGATGCGCGAGCTAGAGAGCTTGAGTTAGCAAAAATGGGTATGCAAGACAAAATGCCGCACATTATCGCATTTATGATTATTGGCGCAGTCATCGGCGTTGTGATGGCCCAACTAATTCCTGGTGTTAATACATCAAATTCCGCGTTGCTTGGGCAAATCAGCGGAATGCTTACGAGAGAAATTATTCAAATTTGCGCGTACTACTTCGGTGGTGATTCGCAGGGAGATAAATAATCATGCAAAAATCACGATATCAAATTGCAATCATAGATGAGATCAATCTTGCGAATACTGCTGTGACATTCGCAGCGGGCGCTACAACATCATCAGTATTTCCTTGCGCGGGAGTTATGCCGTCGAGCCTATTTATTCCATCGGGTTGGACGACTGGTAATGTATCGTTTCAAGTTTGCAAAACGGTAAATGGTACGTTTTTACCTTTAGCGTATTTCGACGGCACTGCTTATTCGATAAGCAGCGTTGCGGCGAGCCAATGTATTCCTCTAATCCCCGCGCTATTTCATTCGCAATTGTATTTGCAACTTGTTTGCAGCGTTGCTCAGGTTAGCGCGGTTACAGTTGATATGGGTCTTGTGCCGCTTTATCAAGGTTTGCATTCATAGCGAGGTAAAACTATGTCAAATGCAGCTATTGATTTGTTATTACTTTTTGAAATAGACGCAGGAAATATTCCGCCGCCAACAGCATCGGATTTTTTATTATTAAATCGCGATAATTTTACATTGCTTAGCGGCGAGCAATTTAATTTACTCGGAGGGGAGCTATAATGGGTCTAGGGCGCAATTTAAATCAAGTCTATACAGCAAATCCGAGTACAACTCTTAATGCAAATGATCTGCTTTATACAGCTAAATCACCATTTGGCCCTACAAATGACAGTGGCATTAAATATTCTGATCTATTAGCTCAACTAGAAGCAGGGATCACTAATTTAAGCGGTATAACTGGTGCCATAACCTCTCCCGCGCAAATTACTATGGCAAATAATGGTGTAATCCAAGGAGATAAAACCACTGGTCATCTTTATTCTTTGCAAGTTTATAATAATACATCCGCTCTGTATCAAAATGTTTTAACAGTGACTAATGGCGCAAGCCCAACAGCTGCAGCGTCTTTTACGTCGTTAAGCATGAATAGCAATCGGATTAACAATGTTCAAGATCCCGCGAGCGCCCAAGATGCAATGACGCTAAATTATTTTAATAACACCACATTATTTCCAAATGGCATAGTGAACGTTACGGGTACAGCACAAACAATTGTGCCCGGGACAATTTATTATGCAAATAACTCGTCACAAGTAGTATTTACATTGCCGGCAACTTTTACAACGGCTCAAAATCAATGTTTTGGAATAATTGGACGTGGTTCAGGTGGTTGGAAAATTATATGCAATACTGGCCAGCAAATGACAATAGGTGAAAGATCTTGCACAGTCAGCACAGGTTATTTTCAATCTAACCAACAAAATAATTCTATTATTTTTTATCCTTCCGCTGCTAATACTTCTTATCAAGCACTTGCAGTCATAGGTAATATTTCAAATGATTTATCGCAAATTGCGAATGCGATTGATGTAACTTTTACAGCAAATCAACTTTTGTATTCTCCGAGTGCTGGTAATTTATCAGGTCTTACAACTGTTGCTAGTGCTCAATTAGTCACAAATGCAACTGGCGTGCCTGCAATGACTTCGTCAATGACGAATGGTCAAATAGTCATAGGCTCAACAGGTGGAACGCCAGGACCAGCTACAATTACGGCTGGAACAAATATCACAGTAACTAATGGCGCAAATAGTGTTACTATTGCATGTTCTGGTTCTGCTGCTTCAGCAGCTCCAAGTCCTAATGCAATTATCGGCGGAAATTTTGATACTAATCCGTGGCAATTAGGAGTAACTTTTAACTCGACTGCAAATAACACAATAACAGCGGATGGTTTTAAGTGGTTTCAAGTCGGAACGGGTGTATTAAATATAACAAAAACTGCTGATGCTCCAGCAACCACTACAAATATTCCTTATAACGTATTAAATTCCCTTGGAACTACAGTTACAACAGCAGATACCTCAATTACCGCAACTAAAATTTATCGAATTACTTATGGTGTGGAAGGTAATACGTGGGCAAGATTATATGGCGGAGCAATGACTTTAAGTTTTTGGGTCAAAGCAACTGTTACAGGCACATATTGTATTTCAATTGCAAATAATGGCGGATCACGAATTTATATAGCTGAATATTCTATTCCCGTTGCAGGTACTTGGACTAATATTGTTATCAATATTCCAGCAGATAACACTGGATCATGGAATTTAGGTACTGGACAGCTTGGCGCATTAATTACATTTACGCTTGCAGGTGGCAGTAACTTTCAAGGATCGACGGGTTGGAACACAACGGGCGGTTATCAATATTGCACCTCGAACCAAGTAAATGCGATGGGTACGAATAGTAATACTTTTAGATTAGCATTGGTTTATTTGCAGCCTGGCACAGTTTCAAGTCCAGTTTATCCTATTGAAGATCCTCAGCATGTTTTAACAAGAGCTCAGCGTTTTTATGAAACTAGCGTTGATTTTATTGGAGGAAATTATTTTCCAACAAGCAACTCGAATGGCGGTGTTAGTGTGAATGGGCCATCTTTTAGCGGTGCTTGGATAGTGTATATTCCATTTAAGGTAGTAAAAGCTGTTGATCCGACTGTATCAGTTTGTGATCAAACTCCAACAGTAGGTGATGTATATGTAGGCACAAATGGAAAAACCGCATCGACAAGTAGTATCGGGATGAGTGGTTTTAATGCTGGAGGTACAGCAACAAGCGCTAGTGGATTATATTTTCAATGGCAAGCAAATTCTTATCTATTTTGAGGTAGGTTATGGCAACTTTATATCAAAAAAATATGAATATATTAAATCCAGGCGTAATAGATAATGTTTTTGATACAGTGAATAAATGTTTTATTCCGATAGATGGAAGGAGTCCTTTTTATCAAAACGTATTAGCTTATTTAAAAGAGAATAATTTAACGATCGACCAATTGGATGTTTATGCATAAAGAAACAAAAATGGGAAGACCTACAAAATATACACCCGAACTTGCGGAGGAAATTGCTGATGCTTTAGCTTGCTCAAGTCAGGGTCTTAGAACGCTTTGTTCTGAAAATCCACACTGGCCAGACAGAAGAAATATTTATCGATGGCTAAAAAGACACGATGAATTCAGAAAACTATATACACAAGCTAAAATAACGCAAATAGATTCGTTAGTCGATGACATTTTGGAAATTGCTAATAACTCTGAAAATGACACTTACTATGATGAAGAAGGTAACGCAAAATGCAATGTTGAATGGGTTAATCGTTGCAGGTTAAGAATAGATGTATACAAGTGGCTAGCTGCTAAGTTGGTACCTCGCATATTTGGAGATGCTGGTCAATTCCCTAAATCTCCAGAAGATGATCACATTAAGAAAGACGAGTATGATTTTAGTTTATTAGAAAAAGATGAAGTTGAAGTTGTAGAAAAACTTCTAAGAAAAGCCAGTGTTAAAAAACCTTCCGAATCTGGATCAAATTGAAAAATACAAAGCTGAGAAATCTTTGTCTGAATTCATTAAACAGGCATGGAACGTTGTTGAGCCAGCAACCTATGTTCATGGTTGGCACATAGATGCTATTTGTCAGCATCTTGAGGCTGTTTCGAATGGAACTATTAGAAATATTGTTATCAATATCCCTCCTCGCCATGCAAAAAGCTTGATAGTTTGTGTTTTTTGGTTTGTATGGGAGTGGATAAATAGACCCTATAAAAAATTTGTATTTACATCGTATTCCCGCGAATTCAGCTTTAGAGATAGCCTAAAATGTAGAAGATTAATCGAATCACCTTGGTTTCAATCAAAATGGGGTAATATATTCAAGATTACAAAAGATCAAAATACAAAGGGGAGGTTTGAGAACGATAAAGGCGGTTTTCGATTTGCTACATCAGTAGATGCAGGCGCAACAGGTGAGGGCGGAGATTATATCATTGTTGACGACGCGCACTCCACTAAGGAAGCAGAAAGCGATGCTGTGCGTCAAGGTACCATTATATGGTGGGATGAAACAATGGGATCTCGCGATAATGACCCCAAAAAAACCGCGAGAATAGCAATAGGACAAAGACAGCATTATATGGATTTATACGGACATTTATTGAAAAAGAAAAATCAAGTACACCTTTGTTTGCCTGCTGAATATGAGGGGAATAAAAATAGAACCATTATTGGTTTTGAAGATCCACGGACGTATGAAGGGGAATTATTATGGCCTGCCCGAATAGGCCCTGATGAGATAAACGATATAAAAGAGAGAATGGGAAGTTATGCTTATACAGGTCAATATCAACAAAGACCATCCCAAAGAGAAGGCGCAATCATCAAAATAGACTGGCTTTCTAATCGCTTTAGCATTCCTAGAGATGCGTTCGGCAAGGTAAGGTTTAATGACTTTAGAGAGCGTTATCAGTCATGGGATACTGCCTTCAAGGAAGGCGAAGAGAATGATTATAGCGTTTGCACTTCATGGGGATTAAAAGACGATGGTTTCTATTTGCTGCATCGTTTCAAGATGCGATGTGATTTTCCGACTTTGGAGCAGCGCGCAATGGAGTTAGCGGCGGCTTTTGTTCCTAATCAGATCTTGATTGAAGATAAAGCCAGTGGCCAATCTTTAGTGCAAGCATTAAAAAGACGAACGCGATTACCCGTTAAAGCTGTAAAGATAGACAGGGACAAGGTAGCGCGCCTTAATGCGGTGTCGGGATATATTGAAGCTAAGCGTTTATGGTTGCCGCAGAATGAAGAATGGGTGAGTGATTATATTGACGAATTAACGACTTTTCCGGCGTGCGCACATGACGACTCTGTGGATTCAACAACCCAATTCCTGCTTGAAATAGCACTCCGAAGAGAAGCCTCATTAAACCTTATCCAAGGCTCATTGGTTGGCAGGTAAAGTGGTATTTGTAAGACAAATAAACCCTGTTTTTAATATTAAAGTGGTATTTATAATCAAAAAAATTATCATTTTTTAATATCAAATCCCATAAAACCTATAAAATCGCAAAAATTCATGTATAATAATTGACAACCATTTCTCTTTGCAAAGGACTACTCAAATGACAAATAACGTTGTTAATGTTTGGAAACAATCCGTATATCAAGTTCCCGCCTGTACTAATCCGATTTATCTAAATACCACTGACAATTTAGCCACCGTTTTATCAGCTGGCTACTTAGCTCCTCAGATTGCCGCTGGTCTTGTTATTAATGCTAATGATCTTATTTTTATTAGCTATAATGGCGGCGCAGGTATGTTCATACCTTCCAATGCTTCATCCGCTGGCTCTGTTATATTGTCTAGTGTTGGTACGCAAGTCGCTCAAGTTAACTTAACTGCTGCACAGTTCAACGGCATGTATGCTGCTCCGGTATTGTTAGTTGCAGCGCCAGGTGCAGGATATATGAATATCCTAGAAAGTATGCTTTTAGATATGACATATGGATCAGCAGCATTCGCGTCAGGCGGCCCAGTTGCCGCACAATATGATAGTACGGCTCATGGGGCCGGTGTACTTGCTTCAAATGCTGAGCAAGCAGCCGATTTCTTTCAAACCGCAAATACAGTATTTCCATTCATTCAAGCTTCTGGAAATGGCAGTTTTTTACTAACAGCTTCTTGTGCAAATAAAGGTATTTATCTGTCAAATACAACTGGCGCATTTACGACCGGCACTGGTAGCTCTTTCAAAGCGTCAGTGTTTTTCAGAACGGTAGCAGTATAAGAGGTTTTTAATGAATAAAGATGAACTAGAAAAACGCATCCAGTTAATAGATGGGCAAATGGAGAGAGTTAAGCAAGATATTAACAATCTTAACTCTCATCTATTGCTACTGGATGGCGGCAAACAAGAAGCGCTGCATTGGTTGCATCAATTAGCGATTAAAGAAGCCAATCAGTTAAATGAAAATAAAGAATCTGAGGTGCCACATGCACATGAACAGACCGAGCCACAAGCCGCTTAAATCTAATCCAGCAGGCGAAAACAATCGTGCGCCATCGCACATTGAAAGCCAGCGGGCACGCGGGAACATGGGGGAAGGTGGGGCGCGAGGAAAAGTCGTTAATCCTCGTGAAATTCCTAATTCTCTCGGTTATGTTGGGCCGAAGATTAAGCGCTAAGAATCCAAGGTTTTTCATATGCCTTCCTTCGTTTCCGCAGGTAAACGGGATAAGACCTGCAACAGTTTGGAGGATTTATGCCGCTAGTAAAAGGCAAAGCAGCAAAGACAGCTAAGGGTATGTCAAAAAATATTAAAGCAGAGATGAAGGCTGGAAAGCCGCAAAAGCAAGCCGTTGCCATTGCGTACTCTGTTGCTAGGCGATCAGGTAAAAAAGGGAAATAAGGCCAAAATAAATGACTCTTAGCTCAGCAACCCATTTTGTATCATCATCGACACCAAATGCAAAAGGGCATACCGACAATTTTATTGCGAGATATGCTGAGAGATTTCAACTTTACATTGATAAAGACTGGACTATTCGAGAAACAAAGCTTCATATTTTGCAAATGTTTTTAAATGGCTCCATTTATGACAATCTGCAATCATTTAATCAGGAGTATCAAGGGGGAAATGGTGCTTACGTCCCGCTTGCTCGTCGCAGACCTTCTACTTTATATAAGCTTTGTGAAATCATAGTAAATGAAACTGTTGGAATGCTATTCGGTGATGGTCACTTTCCCGAAGTTAAATGCATTGAAGAAGGTCACAAGAAAACAGAAGAGTTCCTGAAGTACATCACAAATTCCTGCAAAATAAAAAGAACTATGCTTAATGCTGCTAAAGAAGGCTCGATCGGCAGTGTTTGTATTTTAGTTAAAGTTTTGAATGGAAAATTCTATTTTGATGTGCTCAATACTAAACATTTAATGCCGATATTTAATCAAGAGGCTCCAGATCAGCTACTTAAGCTTATTGATCACAAGAAAGTTGACGGCTCAACATTGATGTCATTCGGCTATGAAATTCCCGAAAAGAATAAAAACAAATATTACTGGCTTGATCGCGAATGGGATGAAAACAATGAAACATACTACAAACCATATCTGGTCGAAGAATACGAAACAAATAAAAAAAGAGAAGAAGATAAAGAAAGATCGTCATCACATAATTTCGGTTTTGTTCCCGCCATTTGGATACAGAACCTGCCCCATGCGCACCACGTCGATGGATTTTGCACTTTCGAACCAATCATAGATACTCAAACAGAGATTGATTATCTCTTGAGTCAAACTGGGAGACTTCTGAAATATAATTCAGATCCGACATTGGTTGTGAAGAACCCCTCGAGTCTTGAAGGTAGTAAGCTCATTAAATCACAGACTATCTTAAATTTGGATGAGAAAGGCGACGCTTATTATGCTGAAATGTCGGGATCTTCCGTATCGGCAGTTATCGAGTATGTGAAATTGCTTCGTGAGTATGGCTTAGAATCCATTCGTGGTAACAGATCAAGCCCTGAAAAACTCAATGCTGCGCAATCAGGTAGAGCATTACAGATGCTTAACAATCCGCTCATTAATCTAGTTGATGAAATGCGCCTGACTTATGGTGACAGCGGCTTGTTATGTTTGTATTCGATGTGCATTAAGATTTATTTAGCTAACCCTAAAGAGATTGACTGCGGTGGTTTTGAGCCTGACTCTGATGATTGCTCAGACCACTTGTGTTTGTACTGGCAAGATTGGTATCCAGCAACAGGACAAGACAAATTGCAAGAAGCGCAAGCAGTGCAAATTTATCGTGGCGCTGGTGTAATTAGCCAAGAAACTGCAATCAACTTTGTTGCAGAAGAATTTGGAATTGAAGACACAGAAAATGAGTTGTCTTTGATTGACAAAGAAAAAAATGAAGAACAAAATAGAAACATGAAAATGGCGAGCGTGGATCGTAAGCCTGAAAAATCAAGTGGATCTTGATATTTTAAGTTTTCATTTTAAGTGAGGTTTTATGACTGAAGAAGTCAAAGATGTTAAGAGTGCCGAGGTAAAAGCTCCTGAAGATAAATCAGACGTCACAAAGATGTCTGATGCTGATATCAAATGGCGTGAAAAGTACAAACTATCTAAAGAAGAGTTAGAGCGTACTAAGTTACTCTCCGAGAAGGACAAAAAAGAACTTCAAGGGAAAATTGAATCAGCTAGTAAGGATCTTAAAATGTTAGAAAGCAAAGTGATTGAAGCCGAGTTAAAAGCTCAGGCAGTTGCTGCCGGTATTAAAGACATCGATTTTGTGAAATTGATTGATTTGAAAGACGTTAAAATGAATGAAGCGGGCGTGATTGAAGGTATTGATAAAACATTACAAGACTTTAAAGCGCGCAAGCCTGATTTATTTGGCGTTGATAAAAAGTTTAGTTCTTCAACCAATGCGCCTGCTAGCTCTGGAAGTTCTTCAAATCCAGCGCCAGTAAATGCGCGCAATCTCAGCAATGATGATTGGAAGAAGAATAGATCGCGTTACATGGCAGGAAATTTTTCCTGACATTGAAAATGTAAGACAACTTTTAGCGTATAGAGTGGATCTCTTGCGTTAATCGCCTTCCGGGTGGATCCCAAAAAGGGAAAAAAGTCAAAAAAGCAATTTTTTGGTTTTTAACTTTTTGGAGATTTACCTATGTCCGGTCAATTCGGCCCGTTGCCATCACAGTTAGTCAATGCAATTCAGCAAAATTTCTTAGAAAGAGCATTTATCGATCCATTGCTCAACGTACTCATTTATCGAACAATTGCAGATAAAGAAGTTTTCCCTGGAAGAATCGGTGACACAATCACTAAAACCCGCGCTGGTTTAATGATTCCAAATGTTACACCATTAGCGCCTAATACCAATACGGGTTTAGACAATGGTTTAACAAGCCCACAACAATGGTCAGATGAGCAATATACTCTGGCTATTCAGCAATATCCTCAAGTGGCTCCTCCCGTCAACTTAATTGATGATGAAACCACAATTGCATCTTTTGCAATGGCCAATTCTGAAAGATTAGGTATTGCATTAGCTACGGCAATTGACCGTATTGCGCGTGCTGCATTGTTTAATGCTTATATGGGTGGTAACTCTGCATTCAGTACATCTGCAAGCAGCACAACTCAAACAGTTGATGATCTTCGCGGCTTCATGAGTGTAGTTGTGAATGGAAACGTTGTACCTGTTACTGCATCAAATCCATTAGCGGTAACGCTTAATGGCAGCACAGCGAATACAGTGACCGGTTTCTCTGTTGATGCTGTAAACGTTTCTACAGCTGCCGCATCCGGTGGTATCTCTGGTTCTGTAACTTTAGGCACGACCTATAGCTCAACCGCTGGACAATCCATTATTAGCAACTTTGCTCCGTTAATTTTAAGACCTAATGGACGCACAACCACCTCAGCCATTATCTCTTCAGACTTGTTGAATATGACCGTCATCTTGAGCGCCGTTGCTTATCTGCGCAACAACGCAGTACCTAAAGTAGATGGAGCATATAATATCTATCTCAATTCAACCTCGATGAATGAACTCTATCAAGATTCTGAATTCCAATTATTACAACGTGGAACATCAACTCGCGATCCTAACTATGAAAATGCTTGGGTCATGGGTCAATTCTTAGATATGCGTTTCATTATGACGACTGAAACATATGTTCAATCTGCAAACCAAGTGAACCAAAGCTATACCGTATCTCAACAAATTCAACGTCCTCTGGTTGTCGGTAAGGGAGCGCTTGTTGAAGGTATCTTCTCAAGAGGTTTGGATGCAGTTCGAAATATGACGGCATCTTTAGGTGTTGGTCGCATGGAAACTTTCCCATCCGTGATCAACATGCTCGGAGAAAACTTCAACTATGAAGGTTTTTATTACTATCTCCGTCCGCCATTGGATCAATTGGCTCAAATCATCACGCAAACCGCGAACTATATCGGTGGTTTTACAGTTCCGACAGACGTGACCACGTTGCCTGCAATTATCCCAACCGCAAGTAACGCTTACTATAAACGAGCAGTAATTATTGAGACAGCTTAATCATGGTAAAAAAACCTGAAGTAAAAGGTGCTGAGAAATCAGCACCTTTAAGTAAACAGCGAATTGCTATTTTCATGAAGGAATTCGTCCACAGTTTTTGTTATGCGCCTCATTTGCCAGATAAATGCTTTAAGAAATGGCAGCGAGGACAATTAGTTTTTGATGAAAATGACATTGAAAACTTAAAACAATTGAATGCTCCAATCAGGGTATTTATAGAAGATGTTGACTGAGCAAAATAAAATTGATGTGAGACGGCATTGCGGATTGCCAGTTTATGGCAATGGCGTCGGCGCGTCTCCTCCATCTTTCGGGTATCGATATTATGAGTGGTATTTGATTATTGAATATCGAATGAATAATTTAGATCCTCAAGAAGAGACGACCCTAATCAACATTTATCTTGCCAATTGCAATTCACTTGAAGCAGCTATACCAACAGCATCTAGTAACTTAGATACTGATCGTGCGGCTGTTTGGTATCACAATAAATACGAAGTAAGAGATCGATTTGATCTTTATAAATTGTGGTGCAAAAGATTAATTGAATTTATGGGTGTTTCTAGCCCTAGCGCTCTTCTTTCGGGAGGTGTAATAGTCGTATGACTCCCGAACAAATCCAGCAAAAAATATTCTTTGGTTATGCGAAAGCCGCTTACAAGTTGGGAGCTACATTTAATTTGTATCGCTCTTCTACGCCAATAAATCCTATTTCTTCAGGGAATTTAATAGGCGAAGTACAAATGTCTCGAAGCGTTAACTGGGAATATAATTCTGCTAATAAATACGGAAACCTTGCATTTAATGCATGTTTAGATGCGCAAGCTAGCAGTTCTCCACTGAATTGTAGAGTGGGTGATTATTTAGTGCCAACTACGGCAAGTAATCTTCAATATACCGCCTCCTCAATTGCAGTATCTTCCGGAGGAAGCGGTTATAAAGTTGGTGATCTCATTATCATTAATGAGCTAGCTTATACGCAATATATTTCATTGACTATTACATCAGTCTCTAGTGGTGGAGTAGTTACCGGAATTAGTTTCACATCAGGAACAATATACAACTCTCCTTTGCCTTCTAATCCTGTGCCTCAGTATTACACATCAGGCGCCGGAGTTAATGCGACATTTAATATTACATGGTCGGCTCTGAATGTTACCGATGATAACAACACTTACTATGTGCAATCACTACAGTTTGACTTGCCTCCTCGGGTAGTTCAATGCAACAGAACAATCAGCGTGATTCGTCCAGCTCAAACCACCGGCGCGGGAAACGTGGGTTATGTAGGTTATCAGCCCTCGACATCAACAACTATTATGACCGCTATGCCAGCTGGCGTGATTATAGAATCACATGGAAAAGAAGCAGCGACAAATTTACCTACCGATACGCGCGAAGATGGATTGATGGTTTTAATTCCTAATCTAGGAAATGTAACGGTAAGAATCGACGACATTATTATTGATGATTTACAGCAAAATTATGTCGTTTATGCGAATGAATTGACGGAGCTTGGATGGCGTATACGCGCTTACCAAGTTGTAAATGCTTAAAGACATCGAATTCGAGGGAATTAAAAATGCCAGGATTGTTTGACGTATTAGCAACATTAGCCGCGCAGGTAACAACTGCTTGTTATCCTAATGGCACGTCATCGCCTTCAGTAACTGGAAAGCAAATAACCATTCAACAAGGGTTTCCAATTCGAGTTCAGCAAGATATCGATTTAACCGCTGGACATTCGCATGTTTATGTGTACCCAACCACAAAAGAACGTGTAGTTACTAAGTTTCAGAGGGATTTTCAGCCATTAACTTTGACAGCGTCAACATTGACCGCAACCGTTAGCGGTATCACTGTAACAATCGGCGGATCAGTAAGCACACCGCAAGCTGTCATGGTTATAAATAACGGTACAGGCTATGGTTATCAAGTTCAATCTGGCGATACATTAAATTCTATCGCAACAAATGTCGCCGCGTTAATTCCTGGAGCGTCTGCTGTTGGCCCTGTAATAACTATTCCTGGATCACATTCTTTAATTGCTAGGATTGCCACTAATTATAGCGCATCGGAAGAATTGGCAAGGGTAGAGCGAGTCTTTGATATTTTTATTGTCTCTCCTAATCCAACAGACAGAGCAACAATACTTAATGCCATTGACGTTTATTTAAAAATTAATTTCCGAATTGTTGGATCAGACAATTTTTATTTGCTGCTCTTTTATCAAGATCAACCTGTCATAGATATGCTCGAGCAAGAATATGTCTATAAAGGAATTCTGCAGTACATGGTGCAGTATCCAACGACTGTAACCAATAACTATACGACTATTACAGATCCATTTATCAATTCATTAACGGTGAACTGGCAATGAAAGTAAAAAACATTAATCAGCAAATGGAAGTTTATAAGGAACTGGGTGAAGAAAAAGATTCAAAAAACGAATCTAAACCTGAAGAACCAAAAAAATCATTTTATTTTGTAGTTCGCCAGCCTTTCGATAACTACAAAAAGGGCGACCATGTAATAGATGCAAACGAAATTGAAAGAATTGAAAAACAAAGATTATTAGGTCTCGTTATGAAAGTTAACATAAGGAATTAGGATTATGCCTATCGTACCTGCTGGGAGTGTAAATTTATCATCAATTGGCGTACCTAATGTGTACGTACAAATTATTCCGCCTAATCCATTATTAAATGGTGTTCCCACGAATATTGTTGGTGTTGTAGGTAGCGCCTCGTGGGGGCCTGTTAATTCACCCACCGTCATAGGCTCATTACAGCAACTAATTGCTAATTTTGGTAATCCTGTCGCTAGGACTTATGATTTAGGAACGCCTGTCTATGCAGCAATGCAACAAGGGGCAAACAGCTTTAAATGTGTTCGAGTAACTGACGGCACAGATACAGCAGCATCATCTCAATTATTAGATTCGACAACCGCATTAGGTGCGACGCTTACATCGATTTACACAGGATCATATCCTAACTCAAGCTCATCTTCTAATGCTGGTTGCTACGCGACTCTTGCGCAAGGTTCTACAAGTTCCACGTGGAAATTAAGCATTTATTTTGCAAATGGAATACCCGAAGTATTCGATAACATCGGCGGAAGTGGCGCTCAGTTTTGGTCTAATTTAGTTAATGCAGTGAATTTAGGTCAAAACGCTTTGCGCGGCCCATCGCAACTTTGCACCGCGGCAACTGCAAATACGATTAGTTCAGTTACAGTTGCAACCGCTGGAAGCTATGCAACTCTTCCTACGCTCGGTACAAGCGGGCCAGGAAGTGGTGCAACACTAAATGCGACCATGAAGGCAGTATCCGCAGTAGTAGTTGCGGCTGGTACAGGTTATGCGCCCGCCGACACAATTACATTGACCGGCGGCTCTCATACTGTTAACGCAATTTTGAATGTGGCTACAACTAAACTTGTCAGCGTTGCCGTAAATGCTGGGGGTTCAAATTATCTAGTCGGAGACACAATCACTTTAGCTGGCGGTACTTTCTCGAGTGCGGCTGTTTTAACAGTATCTACCGTTAGTGGCGGCGCTGTAACGGGGGTTACGATCTCTAGCGCTGGTTCGTATACTGCAAATTCTACGAGCTTCACGCAAGGTTCAACCTCTGGTGTTGGTTCCGGCGCAACATTCAACACTGGCGTATTTGGTGTTAATACCGCAACAGTTAACACTGTCGGCGCTTATACTGCTCTTCCTTCAAGCCCAGTGTCACAGGGGTCAACTTCTGGTTCGGGATCTGGCGCAACATTTACTGTTCTTTGGGGTTTATTGTCGGTTCAAGTTGCTGCTGCTGGTTCAGGTTATACGACATCATCACAATTCGTAGTTTCAGGTGGCGGCGGTACAGGTGGGGCAACCGGCACGCTTGTTTTAGGGTCTGCTGCATTGCCTAGCTCGACCTCAACAGTCTATTACTTTAGCGGCGGCGCAGATGGCGCAAGTAATGTCGGCTCTAGTCAAATGATTGGAAGCGATACCGCTACTCCTCGTTCGGGTATGTATGCGCTTAGAAATTCTCAGGCAAGCATTGCTATGCTCGCTGACTTATCGGATGCAACTTCTTTCACGACCCAATTAACTTTCGGTAATTCCGAAGGTATTTATATTGTTGCTGTAGAAGCTTCTGGTAATCAAAATAATGTTGCCAACATGGTTTCAATTCTCCAAGGTGCGGCTGCGCAAGGCTATAACTTAAAAGTCATGGGTGGTGACTGGGTTTATTTCAATGATCCATTCAATAATGTTACTCGTCTGATTAGCCCGCAAGGTTATGTGTGCGGCGTTCTTTCTGTAACTCCGGCTTTTGGATCATCTTTAAATAAGCAAATGAATGCGATCGTTGGCACGCAGAAATCACAAGAACAGCAATTATATTCAGATGCTGATCTTTATTCTCTGATCACCGCAGGCGTGGATTTAATTACTCGTCCAATTCCACTATCCCCTAATGCTTTTGGAGTTCGCTTGGGAGTTAATACAAGCAATAGCGCGGTAACAAAATTCGATAACTATCCAAGAATGGTGAACTATTTAGCTCAAACAATGGTTGCCGGTATGGGTCAGTTTATCGGTCAACCACAGACTCCGGACGTTCAACGCCAAGCGCGCGACACATTAAATGTATTCCTTTCCAATCTACAGCAGCTTGGCTGGATTGGTACGCTTGACGGTTCACCGGCATTTTCTGTGATCTTAGATAGCAGCAACAATCCACAAAATCGTGTTGCACTAGGGTTTATGCGAGCAGACATACAAGTTGTTTTATTTAGCATTGTCCAACAACTTGTCATCAATTTACAGGCAGGCAGCAATGTAAGTATTCAAGTATTGCCGCCTCAATTATTAGCTGGTCAATAAGGAGGGTTAAAACATGCCTGCAAATGGTTTAAGTACCGGTATAGATAGCAAGTTGTCATTCGTTGATATTAATGGCGTTCAGCGGTTTGTGATTATTGAATCCGTTAATGCTAAAGAAGATGCAACTACGGGTAAGCAGATAGGAATGGATGGCACTGTACGTCATCCTAAATTCCACGAAGGTTGGTCTGGCTCTTTTGTATTACAAAGATCCGACAATTCAATGGATAACTACATTGCGCTGCAAGAAGCATCTTACTATCAAGGTGTCGATCAAGTACCTATGACAATCACTCAAACAATTACTGAAGTTGATGGATCTATATCTCAATATCAGTACACGAATGTCGTTATTACTTTGGATGACTCAGGAACATGGTCGGGTACGGATATCGTGAAGCAATCAGTGTCGTTCATGGCTAGTCGTAAACTTGAATTAGTAAACAATGCTTAAAGGTGAAAAATGCAAAAACCAAGTGAAAAAGTGTTAAGTAATCCATTCGATGGCAAAGAAATCATGGACAAGGGCGGTCGAAAGATTCGCTTGAGAAAGCCGAATATCTTAGACCGTTACGATCTATTCAGCGCCCTAGAAGATGATGCAAAGAATCCCATGTGTCTTTCCTATGCTTTGCCTATGCTGCATGTCATGAGTATTGATGGAGTCATCATGGAATCGGCGCGCTCAATCAAAGAGTTCAGAGCTAATCTTGTCAGGCTAGCTGATGAAGGTTTGGAAGCCGTTCTGGAATACTTAAATGAAGTGAATGCTAACTCAATAGAACAAGAGGAAACAGACAAAGCAAAAAAATAGTAAACCATGTGCCGATAAGAGAGGCTCTATTTTTAGTTTCGAATGGAGTTCCTTTTGACGTAGCGTTCTCTCTTGATGACATGACTAGGCTTGCATGGGTTGTTATTTTAAAAGAGTCGCAAGATCCAGTTAAATTTAATTTCACTACGATGCAATTTGAGGAGGCTAAAAAATGAAAGTGTTCCAAAGCCTTGACGCCTTCTCAAATCATTTGAGCAAGGTATCCGCTAAATATAAAGAGCGAGAATTTGCCGCGCTTAATTTTGTAGGCTCTGTATTGGAAGAAGAAGCCAAGCACAAAATAGGACACTTACAGCATGGCGCAGGCCCGTTTGAAAATTGGAAAGAACTTGCTGAATCCACGAAGCTTGATAAAGCGCGCAAAGGTTATGTTTTTAATGCTGACTATAATCCTCTTTATAGAACTGGTGATCTTAAGGATTCGATTCACCACGTTGTTAATGCAGCTTCGAGCACTTTATATGTCGGATCAAGTGATGAGGTTGCTATCTTTCAAGAATTCGGCACCAAGGATATTCCTGCCAGATCGTTTCTAGGGTTAACTCTATTCAAAGAGAAAGCAGAAATTCAATTTATTCTGGGGTTGTTTTTGCTTTATTGGATCATAGACAGCAACAAAAAGCTTATGAGGTCAATTCATGGAAGCGTATAAGGTCTGGGTCACACTTAATCTACGCGGTGATGCTCATAAAAAAATGGAGCAATTCCTGTCTCTCGTTAGGAAAACTACTAAAGAGGTAGATAAGCTCTTAAAATCCATGGATAAGTTTAATATTAATTTTCAGGTCTTATCTGGAACATTAAATAAAACAAATCCAGAAATAAAAATATTCAACACTAATATTCACCAAAGCATTAATGTGATGAATAGCGCTAGTATTAGCGCGACCAGGCTTTCTAATTCGTTAACAAAAGTTTATATGGCGTCTCAAAAAGCTAACAGAGGAGGACATCGAGGTGGTTTTATACATGGTGCTTTACTTGGAGTAGGTGCACGACATGTAGCAGGATTAGGCGCGGCAGCGGCAGGGTTCGGGGTGGTTCATACAATTGGAAGCGCTTTTCATACAGGATCTGAATTTCAAAAAGAAATGACCGTTTTGAATGCTCAAAATATTCCAGGATTATCTAAAGAAGCTATTAATAAATTTTTAAATTCGACTAAAGTTAGAGGCGCATCAAGATTAGATTTGTTAGAAGCATTGGCGGATGCTGCGGTAATCACTAAAGGATCTCAAGAAGCATTGGGAGTGGCGCCAGCTTTAGCAAAAATGAAAGTTGTTGGATCTGGATTGGGCAAAGAAGGTTTTAAAATGACGCCTAAGCAACTTCAGGCTGCCATTAAAACTGTTGAAATTGTTTCAAAATCTAGAGATCCAAAAGTACTTGAAGAGTATCTAGGAATGATGACGAAAACCTGGATTTCCACCGGTGGCAGAGTAGAACCGTCCCAATATCAAAGCATTGTAAGAAGTTCTCGCGGATATGCGGCTGGCATGGATCCTAAATTCTTCTTTTATATGCTTGAGCCTCTTATTCAAGAATTCGGCACAAGAACTGGCCCTATGATTGCGCAATTTTATCAACATATGCGTGTAGGGCGAGTTACCACGCAGGCTGCACAACTATTGGGTCAAATGGGTTTAGCAGATCCCAATGCCGTGCAATTAAATAAAATGGGGATGATAAAAGGTATTGCTCCTGGTGGAATTAAAGGCATGGATGTTGCTGGGAAAAATATTTTCGAGTGGATTGATAAATTTTTAATGCCAGCAATGAACAAGTCTGGTTATAAAACCCCTGAACAGCAAATGGGTGTCTTGGGTAAAATATTTACCAATACGGATTTAACTCTGATCTTAACCTACCTACAGCAACGCGAGAAATTTTTAGCGAGCGCAAAAGTTAATGAAAATAGCTCAGAAATGGATAAGTTAATTAAAGATTTGAACGATATTCATTCTGGAAAAATGCAGCAAACCTCTGCAGCATTTAGAAATTTTGCATTATCTTTAGATAAGATCACAGGCCCCATTGTTGACGCAGGATTGGCTACTTTAACTAGAATTTTTAATGTGCTTGATAAATTATTCTCACTTATAGCAAATACTGGGGCATCATTAGGAACTGATTACAGTAAGCAATCTTTAAGTAATACGCTTAATAATGGCAACCTCAACTCAGGTTATCCCTCGGTTTTTAATAGAAATATAACGTCTCCAACGCCAGGGAGTAGCGCCAACCAATCGGCAGGTAATGTTTATTTAGATTCGGAGAAAGTCGGAAGGGTTGTTTTCTCTAAAGCTAATTCTCAATTCAACCCAATCGTTCAGCATGGCACGACGGCTATCAATGGGGTGTCATCACCATTTTCCAATGCAGTTAATGTTACGGGGCTAGTCGGACAATGACGACATTTTTGACGTTAGGGCAAGTAACATTCGCTAACTTTGAGATTCCGGAGCGGCTAAACTTCGGCGGTCAGCAAGCATTGTCTGTTAAGCAATTGGTAGGTGGGCAGCGCGTCATTGATGCTATGGGTCGGGTTGATGATGATATTAGCTGGTCAGGATTGATGTTTGAAAGCACAGCATCATTTAGGGCGCAATTCCTCGACAATATGAGAAATCTAGGCGCACCACTTAACTTGACCTGGGGAATATTCAATTATTTAGTTGTGATTAAGGATTTTAGGGCAAGTTTTGAGAGATCATATCAGATCCCTTATTCAATCACTTGCACGGTTATTCAGAATCTCAGCAATCCGCTTCCGATTCTTTTCCCTGTTGGGTATAACGATGCAATAGCAGGAATCATGGCGGATTTGAATGACATAGCGCTATTGGTTGCTAATCCTTCAGTGTCATCATCCATGGCATTGGTAGCGTCAGCACTAAATAACATTCCATCTGTTGCAAATGCTTCTCCAACTCAGCTTATTCCCCTGATTTCAGCAATTGAGGGCGCTCAAACGTCAATTGCCGCAGCTATAGCATCAACTAGTGCGGGGATATTCTCATGAGCGAAGCGATGAACTTACAAGCTCAAAATTTGCAGACATTAAATAATCTTTATTTGATGCAGTCATTACTCACCAATATGCAGACCAACGTTTATTTAATAGCGCAGGGCGCGACAGGGCAAACAATCACGGTGAATTATGCAAATCTATTTCAGCTAGCCGCTCAATACTATGGAGATGCTACGCTATGGACAGCTATAGCAGAAGCAAATGGCTTGAGCGATCCGGTAGTGCAAGCAACAGTTACATTGACCTTAAATCCAATGAATCAAAATCAAGTTATTGTAGGCGGATTTGTTGAAGAAGGGCAGATCGCAGAAATAGCAATAACACAGTTAGGCGGTACTGCAAATTATTCATATTCAGTTCAAGCCACTGACACGCTGAATACCATAGCCCAAAATCTAGCGAAAATAATTCCTGGCGCTACCTATTCGGGAAATATTATAACCTTGGTAGGGTATCGATCCATAAGCCTTAATGTTTATAGGTTTCTGACGCTAACCATTCCTCAAAATGCTCCCGCACAAGGAGGCATTTTGAATGTTTAGCTCATCTAATCCGGTAATAAATCCCCAGCCAAATTCAAGTCAATTGAGATATCCTCGCGCTGTGGTCATATTGGATGATGGCGTCAATACTATCTCGATTCTTTGGGAAGATATCGAAATACAGACTACGACATTTTTTGTTGCTGATAATTTCCGCATGACAATACCGCTAAATGGTCAAAACCCTATTTTAGACTTGGCATATTGGTCTGCTATCACGCAAGTAACTGTCAAAATCTACATAGGATTAGTTGCTAATCCGAACTCATGGACACTGCAAGACCTACAATTATTCATGACCGGCAATACTGATACCATTGAAATAGACCCATTAAGTGCGCGCATAGTCTTATCCGGACGTGATTTAACATCTAACTTTATTGATTCTAAGATCTCTAACATATACCCGAATCAATCCGCGGCGAGCATTGTTACGCAATTAGCACAAAAGCATGGTTTAAATTATCAGGTAACACCCACAAGCGGCAATGTAGGGCGTATCTTTAATAACATCACTACAAATGCGCAGAATTTACTATCCAAAGAAGTAACTGAATGGGATTTAATAACATCGCTTGCGCAACAATCAGGTTATGTTGCTTTTATGATTGGCGACACATTTTATTTTCAACCTTTTCCATCCGATGAAGCATCAGCTTATATTTTGAATTATGCGCTTCCCACATTTTCTGGTGGAAGCCCGACATTTCCAGGGATGGGTATTGCTTTTAGAAGATCCTTAACGTTGTCTAATACCATAAATGTCACTGTTACATCTCCGGTGAATCCACAAAATGGTCAATCTGTTATTGGTACAGCTACATACAAGAGACGCGCATCTTCATATGTCAATGTTCCAACTCCTCCAAGTGATGAAGAACAGAATTATAGTTTCACTATTCCCGGTCTTACCCAGACGCAAGCGCAACAACAAGCGCAGACATTAGCTCAAAACATTGGTTTACATGAAATACAGGGGTTCTGCACGCTGCCTGGCGATAATCTTTTATTGAAAAACAGCTTGATCAAAGTGACCGGAACCAATTCCGCATTAGATCAGATTTATTATGTTGACAACATTACACGAAGGTTAAGTGTAGAATCGGGGTATATGATGCAGGTTGCTTTTAAAAATAGTAGCAATAACTCAATTTTACAAGGTGCAGCATGAGCGCTGAGAAATTTTTAAATTTGATGAGACTTCAAGCTAGCATGGTTAATAATGGTAGATCAGCTACTGCGCTCGGTACGATTGTCGGTTATGACCAGACAAACTACTATGTAAACGTGCAGTTATATCCTGCAAATCCATTAGACTCATCTTCTCAAGCGCTAACCACTGGATGGATACCTCTGTTTTCTCCGTGGGTTGGTAATGGCTGGGGATTTTTTGCGGCTCCTAATATCGGCGATGTGGTTGAAGTACATTTTCAAGAAGGTTCACAGCAAGCAAGCTATGCTGGTATGAGATGCTTTCAGCTCGGACAAAATGCGCAAGTTCCTTCTGGCGAATGTTGGTTAGTGCATAAGACAGGCGCTTACATAAAGATGTTGACGTCAGGTGAGATTGATATTGTTTCGGGAGTAACGGGATCGCCACCAATTAACTTAACAAGTTCTGGGATTGTTAATATCACTGGCGCAACGGTAAATGTATCAGGAACAGTCAAACTGGGAAATTTGGCCGGAACGTTAACAAGTTTGCTAACAGGTGCAGCAATGAATATTTACAATAATCATACTCACGCAGTAACAACAGCCCCAGGAACAACAGGAATACCGAATCAACAAATGACAAGTTCTGATGTGACATCAAATGTGAGCGCAAATTAGAGAGGTTTCACGTAGAACATGATAAAATTTTACTGTTTTTATAGGGAAATTTGATAAAATGCAAAGCGCAGCCACTCCACAAATTTTAAATGATCTATATCTGAATTTCGGTACAGACTTGCTTCCGTCTGCCATAGGCGACATTCAAACGGTTAGTGGCTCTACTCGAAGTCAACAAAGAGTATTGCGACGCTTACTTACTCAACCAGGTTCCTATATTTGGCATCCAACCTATGGCGCAGGACTTCCCGGATTTGTCGGACAACCGTTGAGTCAAGACAACTATCAACAAATGAAGTCTCTCATTATCTCAAATATGTTTTTAGAAGAGTCTGTTTCCCAAACGGTTCAACCTGTCATTGCAATGCAGCCATTACCTGACGGTATTTTTATACAAATAAATTATACGGAGAATCCTACGCTTGCGCCCATTGTTCTATCATTTGATTTAACTTCCAATGGCGTGACCGTTTACCCGAGTTAAGGAACTAAATATGACTTCATCATCATCAACATTGCCGCTTCAAACCTTTGATGAGCTAGTAAGCAATCAAGCATCGGCGGTCTTAGCGCAATCAACTCAGCTAGTGGATTTTCAAGAGGGTAGCGTTCTGCGCGCAATGATAGAAAGCAACGCTGGAAATAGCATCTGGATTCAAGGTTTAATCTCGGCATTGCTTGCAGTAGCAAGATTACAAACGTCAAGCGGGAATGACGTTGATACCTTCATTAATGCTTTTGGTTATTATAGAACCCCAGCTTCACCCTCAACCGGAAGCGTAACATTTAGCAGAACAATCACGACCAGCACTTCTTATATTCCTGCATCAAATACGATTGTTAGCGCAACCGTTGGAACCACTCAGGTTCAATTTACCACCACCGTGGATACTACAAATCCGGCTTATGATCCTACGACAAATAGTTATTTAATGGCTCCAACGGTATCAAGTGTCACGGTGCCCGTACAATGCTTAACTTCTGGGGTAATCGGTAATGTCTTAGTAGGCGCAATCAATACTATTAATTCACCATTAACCAATGTCACAGGTGTCACAAATTCATCGGCTTTTACTAATGGCGCTAATATAGCGAGCGATGCTCAGGCGAAAGCAGGATTTGTTCTTTATCTTGCTGGATTGTCTAAAGCTACTTACTCAGCGATAGCTTCGGCGGTTTCCTCTGTCCAAGGAGTTACGAGATATTTGATTGTTGAAAATTATAATGAATCTGGTGCACAACAGCTGGGCTATTTTTATGTTGTGATAGATAATGGATTAGGAACTACTCCAAGCAGCGTAAAGACTAACGTTCAAAATTCCGTAAATGCAGTACGTGGTCTCGCAATAATTCCAAGTGTTGATATTGCAACAGCCAATTTATGCTCCGGCATTACTGCTACATTAAAAGTGCCCGCGGGAACTACAACAGCCCAAAAAAATGCAATTACAGCAGCAGTGCAATCTAATGTCGTGAATTTTTTGGGAACTCTTGGTCTTGGATCTCCGGCTAATACATTTTATTTTACCCGTGTTATACAAATTCTTTATGACGCATCGCCTTTAGTTTTAGATGTTACGAGCGTTACATTAAATGGAAGCGGTTCAGCGGATTTCACATCATCAAATTTACAAGTACCAACTATTGCAACAAATACAATTGTAATGACTTATGTTAATTAATGGATGATTTATGGCAATAGGTGACCAAACTGATATTTACAACCGACTCATAGCGCAATTACCGCCATGGTTTGAAACTCCTACAGTTGATCTTGCTGCTGCTTTGCAAATGTATGTTGGATACAATGCCAATCCTAATCTAATAACGACAATGTTATTTCATTACATGCAATATCAGTATGCTCAATTACAAATGCGCATACAAACCGCAACAGGATCTAATTTAGATATTATCTCTCAAGATTACCTAGGTAATACTCTGCCTAGATATCCCAATGAAAACGATGATTCATTTAGGCAAAGGATACTGTCAAATGTCGTTCGCCCTAGAGCAACAAGACAGGCAATGTCTGACTCGGTGGAATTATTAACTGGATTTACACCAACAATTATTGAGGGTATGTGGGGGCCAGATCATGGTTACCTTAATCAACCAACAACGTTGGGTTGCAACATATACGGATCGGTTGGGTCTGGAAGCTATCCTTATCAATTCTGGATTTATGCTTATCTAAGCCCATTCCAGGCAATGGGGAACTATCCAGGACTCAATTTGATCTCATTTCCAAGCGCTTTAACGATTGCCTCTGGCGGTTCTGGTTATGTTGTTAATGACACAATTACACTTGCTGGCGGGAATATTTATGTGTCTATGGTATTAACAGTAACATCCGTTAGCGGAGGTACTGTTACAGGTTTTAGCACAGCGACTCAAGGATATTGGAACGAACCATTGCCAAGTAATCCTCTAACGCAAGCCTCTACATCCGGCAGCGGCACAGGTGCAACATTCAATGTGACATCATGGAATGCAGTTAATCCGTATTTTTATTTGAATACATACGGCTGGTGCGGAGGTGAATCATTAGAAACAGCAAATATAACCGCTGATGATGTTGCCCAATTAGTGCAGAACACAAAAGTATTGGCGACATTGCAGCATTTAACAGTTATTTACAATCCAATATAGGAATTCATTTTATGGCAAATACAAGAAAACAAAATGGTCGCGTAATTGAATATACAAATCAAACGCCATTCGAAACAGATTTTTTATATTCTAACATGTATAACATGGTCAATGCGTCTTACCTCGCCTCGGCAATTTTGGCATCAGGCAATAGCAATGCGACGCTTGTTGCTGGATTAGCATGTACACAAAACTCGTCGCCAAACTTAAGTGTTCTTATTGGGCAAGGTGTAAT